TACTCTTGCTAAACTTATTGTTAATAACCTTAATTGCGATTATCTCTATATTAACGCTTCCGATGAACGTGGTATTGATACTATTAGGGATAAGGTCCAGGGTTTCTCGTCGGTTACTTCATTTAAACCCCTTAAAGTTGTTATCTTGGATGAAGCAGATTTTCTTACAATCCAAGCACAAGCGTCATTAAGAAACATTATTGAGACATTCGCTCGTACTACAAGATTTATTTTAACTTGTAATTATATTGAGCGTATTATTGATCCTCTTCAATCACGCTGCCAGGTACTTAAAATTGTACCTCCATCAAAACAAGAAATTGCTTACCATATTATAGACATTCTTAAACAAGAAAATGTTGGTATGAGTGCTGATGACTTAAAAATAGTTATCAACCAATTTTATCCTGATGTTCGTAAAATGCTTAACTCACTTCAAATGAGTGTAGTAGGTGATGAGATTATTATTGATAAAAGTATATTAGTGTCTAGTAACTACAAAAATCAAGTACTCACGGAATTATGCAAACCAAGTTCTAAATCGTTTAATAACATTAGACAGATTATAGCTGATTCTGGTGTTAGTGATTTTGAAGAATTATTTAGATTTTTGTTTGATAATGTAGATAAATATGCTCCTACTAATATGGGTGAAGTAATTATTTATCTTGAAGAATATCAATATCATGCTAATTTTAGAATTGATAAAGAAATAAACATAATGGCTTTGCTTTCTAGAATTTTATCACTAATTTTAAGTAAAAGAGTTATATGAAAAAATTCATACACTTTTTTATACTTTGGGTAGCAAGTAACTTATCAATACCTTTTTGGATGGTAGGTCATGTTCATTTAACTATGAACGTGTATGAGGATATAAAGGAAATAGCAGCATCATTTGGTATGAATTTACTAGTAGCTGTTGGTTTTTATTTAGAATGGAAAAAACATAAAGAAGATGAAAAATAATCAAATGAACATTAATCTTGATTTGTCAAAGACAACATCAGTAGAAACTCCATCAGGCGGTAAAATTTGGAGTCAAGGAGTTATCCTTCGTAAAGTATCTCGTTTTGTAGTTGGTGCTGATGAAGACGCTCTTATTCCTATTCCTGTATTTTATGATGTAGAAAGTGGAGAGATTCTAATTGAAACTTTACCTAAGGAATTGAGAAAAGAATACGGCGGTGACAATATTTGATTGGTTAAAAGAAATTACTACTAACAAAACATCCTGGACTTCTTTTACAGAAGATCAGCGAGAATCATTCAATTCTTACATGGTTCATAGATTTGTAAGTATGTATGAAGGATACACTGAGGTTGCTAATTTGGGCCAAAGAATCCCTTATCCTGATAAAGAAAAAACTTATAAATACTACTGTTCTATGTTACCTAAAAAGAATGTTTTCCTTAAATACATTAAATCTTCTAAAAAGAAGCCTAGTAATTCATTGCTACAACATGTAGCTGATTTTTATACAATATCACTAGGTGAGGCTGAAGATTATTTGTATATTCTTAAAAAAGAAGGAATAGAACACATTCTTGAAAAATCAGGAGTAGATGAAAAAGAAATTAAAAAGTTATTAAAAGAAATCAAATGACAAAAAATAGTGATGTTTATGGAGTGACATTCAACCACCCAACAACTAGAACAGTTTCAAAAACAGACTCAATTGTAGACTCAATTATTGATGAGCATATTAAAAGAGCTGAAATGGGTAAAAACAAATATAATAATACTTTAGATAGAACAGATTTATCAGTATTAGATTATTTGCAACATGCCAAAGAAGAAGCAATGGATTTAGCTCTTTATCTAGAGAAAACAATTCAGATGCTTAAAGGTAAAAAATAAGTTTTGACTAAAAAGAAAAAAATACCCGCAATTGTAAAACAAATCAAAAAACATACTTTAAAGGAAATTAATTATGCTTTTGAAAAAGCTATTTCCTATAGTCAAATGTCTATGTTTTTGTCTTGTCCACACAAATGGTCTTTACAATATAGAGACGGCTATTATACATCTGAACAGTCTATTCATATGACATTCGGAACTGCATTACATGAGGCGTTACAACACTATATAACAACTATATATGATATTAGCGGCGCTGAAGCAGACCGAATCAATCTAGAAGAGTATTTTGAGGAACGTTTTAGGGAAACATACCTAAAAGATTATAACTCAAATAAAAAAGTACACTTCTCAGATCCTGTTGAAATGAGAGAATTTTATGAGGATGGTTTAGCTATTTTAAATTTTATAAAGAAAAAACGAGGTGGGTATTTTGGGAAACGAGGATGGTTTTTAGTAGGCTGTGAAGTACCTCTATTACTTAATCCTCACTCTGAATTTAAAACTATTTTATATAAGGGCTATTTGGATGTTGTTTTGTATCATGAACCAACTAACACTTTTAAAATTATAGATATTAAAACATCTAAAAGCGGTTGGGATGAAAAAACTAAAAAAGATGAGACAAAACAACTCCAATTAGTACTTTATAAAAAATTCTATAGCCAACAATTTGGAGTACCTGAAGACAATATTGAAATAGAATTCTTTATTGTTAAAAGAAAAATATGGGAAGAATCACCATTCCCAATCTCCAGAATACAAGAATACACTCCAGCTAGTGGTAAAGTAAAAATGAATAAAGCTACTAACACAATTAATTCATTCATAGAAGAAGTATTTAATCATGACGGTTCTTACAAAAATAAACAATTTGAGCCTAATCCTTCTAAATGGAATTGTACTTTCTGTCCTTTTAAAGATCGCAAAGATCTTTGTCAATTTGGTGTATCTTCATAGATCCTAATATATTTATATACGATATTAAATTAATAAAAGCTATGACAAATAAAAAGGATATGACATTAACCTCTGTAAAAGTACAGAGTGAGTTGTTTGAACAGTTTAAAATTAATTGTGTTAAGTACAAATTTTCTTTACAAAAGCTTGCTGACCGTGCTATTCATTTATATATTACGGATGAAGATTTTAGAAAAAAAATTCATAATCACAACAATTTAGACATTAAAGATTAAAAATTAAGTTACATGAAAGATAAATTCGGTTATTTACCTCCTGATAAGAGGAAGAAAATTCTATTAATTTGTGATGACATTCGAGTTCACTCAGGAATCGCAACAGTTGCTAGAGAAATTGTAATTCAAACAGCTCAACATTTTAATTGGGTAAATTTAGCAGGAGCTATTACTCACCCAGAAAAAGGTAAAAAATTAGATATGTGTGAAGACACAAATAAAAATGCTGGAATTACAGATTCATCTGTGTTTTTGTATCCTGTTGATGGATATGGAGATACCACATCTTTAAGACAAATCATTCAAATAGAAAAACCAGACGCGATAATGTTGATTACAGATCCTCGTTATTTTGTATGGTTGTTTGCTATTGAAAATGAAATTCGTAAACAAATCCCAATTACTTACTTAAATATTTGGGATGATTACCCCGCACCAATGTATAATCTTCCATTCTATGAAGCTTGTGATTTGTTAATGGGTATTTCAAAACAAACAGTTAACATCAATAAATTAGTATTAGGTGAAAAAGCGGATAGTAGAATAATTGAGTATGTTCCTCACGGTTTAAATAAAGATATTTTTAAACCTATTAATAAAAATGATAAAGAATGGGAAGATGTTCAAAAATATAAAAAACGTATTTTTGGTAAGTTAAATCCTGAATTTATTGTTTTCTTTAATTCAAGAAATATTCGACGTAAACAAATTCCAGATGCATTGATGGCCTTTAGATTATTTTTAGATAAATTACCTAAAGAAAAAGCTAAAAAATGTTTCCTAATGCTTCATACTGAACGTGTTAGTGAACATGGAACTGACTTACCAGCAGTAATTGACTTGTTCTTTGAAGAAGAATATAAAAACAATATTGTATTTACAAATATGCATGTTAGTACTCAGGAAATGAGTTTGTTATATAACATGTCTGATGTTCAAATTCTATTGACTTCTAATGAAGGATGGGGATTAAGTTTAACAGAAGCTATTTTATGTGGTAAACCAATCATTGCTAATGTAACTGGTGGTATGCAAGATCAAATGAGATTTGAATTTGAAGATGGAACATGGATTGATTTTGATCCTAATTTTCCATCAAACCATAGAGGTACTTATAAAAAACATGGTGAGTGGGCATTTCCAGTATATCCAACTTCTCGTTCAATAGTAGGTTCACCTCCAACACCTTATATCTTTGATGATAGATGTGAAGCTGAAGATGCAGCTGAACAAATTATGAATGTATATAATCTTACTCCTGAAGAACGTCAATCAAGAGGTTTAAAAGGAAGAGAATGGGCCATAAGTGAAGAAGCTGGTTTTACATCAGAACATCAAGGTAAAAAAGTTATTGAATGTTTTGATACCTTATTTGAAACTTGGAAACCTAGAAAACACTTTGAATTTATTAATTCAAATACATACCCTGTTAGAACTTTAAAACATAAATTAATATATTAATGAAACCGTTATTTGTAATAAGTTGTCCTATTGATACCTATAGTGGGTATGGAGCACGTTCTCGTGATTTAGTTAAATCTATTATCGAATTAGATAAATATGATGTTAAAGTTTTACCTCAACGTTGGGGTGAATGTCCTTGGGGATTTATCAAAGATAATCCTGAATGGAAATTCCTAGAAAAACATATATTAGATTCTCCTCAAATTCCTAAACAACCAGAAATTTGGGCTCAAGTAACTGTTCCAAATGAATTTCAACCTGTAGGAAAATTTAATATTGGTTTCACAGCAGGTATTGAAACTACAATTGCTATTCCTGAATGGATTCAAGGATGTAATAGAATGAATCTTAATATAGTTTCTTCAAAACATTCAGCAGATGTATTAAAAAAT